TCCGCAAGGTCCTCTTCGAGCGCTATCCGCGCTTTCTTGAAGTCTTGCGGTATGCCCTTCCCTTCAAGAGCCAACAGCAAATAAGGCTCCTGTTCAACGGCTTTAACAGCGCGCCGCTGACCAACGAAAGAGAAGTGGTACCCCCTGTACGGGTAGAAATAATTTTCCAATACAGGGGAGACGGGATAACCCAGGAAGAGTGCGAGATGATCCGCGCAATGCGGGTCATAAACTCTCACACCAGCCCTCTCAGAAAACCGAGGGGGCACAAAGTACACATCCTCCTTTAGTTTCAGGAGGAAGCGACCAAGCCACTGGGCGAGGGCAACAGGCCTACAACCTGGGAAGCGCGAGATCATCGCACTACAGGCATTAAAGACCTGATAAGCCCACCCGCATAAAGCAGGGATAGTATCAACCCTGTCAGGCCGCTTTATAAAGAACGGCCTGCAATCCATCCCGCGGATAGCATCCACACCGCAGGATTCCCTGAAAGGCCCCTCGTGATGGGACTTGTCGGCATTCATTTGCCAGTCAAGCTCATTAGCGAGCCACGCGATCTCAGGAAGTAGTTCGGAATCGCAGATACAATCGTCGCCGAATACGGAGACGAACTGCGACCCTACCCCCAACTCACGTGCAAGTGCACGAAGGAGACACAGGAACAAGAGAGTTTGAAGCGGGAATGTGAACCCGCACCCCATACTGCCAGCCATCGTAAGGGTATACTCCTTCCCTTTATAGCTGGCCACGGGACTCCGTACATCCGACAGCGCCGCAAACCAGTCACTAGGCAGGAGCCGCTGGCAAAGAGAAAGCCAGATGCGATCCGAAGCTTGTGACCAGTCGATAGTCGCTATCGGTAGGCCAAATCGGGTTATCACCCTCACCATACCTCTATGCGCTTCATCCTGGGTTTCCAGGGCGAGGTTAGCACGGGGGAGACGAGAGCTGATATAATTTCCCAGGCCTTGCTGGAAGAACTGATTTAACGTCGGTTCGACCATCATAGTACGTAGAGAGTCAAACTTCTTGGGAACGAAGGAAAGGCGATTCCCCGCCACCACCTCAAAATTGAGCAAGTTCTGCTCAATCAAGGGCTCAAGATACGCCTTGAGGTTTGTATTCCACTCAAGGTAGTCCCTGAACAGATGGACTACGGGCAACGTCCCGTCGAGACCACGTGCCTTCGCAGGCACATAGGCGTCTTCACGCTTAACTCTAAGGGTTGCGTTGGGGCCGTGCTGACAGTGTGAAAACCACTTCTCCTCGTCAAACTCGCCGAGGATTTTCGCGATCTCCAAGGAGGCTGAACACAGAATCGTATTCAACTTTCCATACGGAACAAATCTCAGTTTATAGTTGTTCTGCACCAATCCACGCGTCAGGTTAGCCTTGAACTTTTCAAGGGCCTGCGCTTCTAGGTAAGATGCTTTGGACAACTCGGCCGCGTAGAAATAACGGTCGAAGAACTGGGAGGTGACGTAACTGCGAGCAAAGTCGTAAGTATCGATAGAGTCGAGGTCGCCCTGCAAAAGCGGGTTCCACGATTTCACGATCGAGCGGCACTCACGCCTACCGGCCATGAATGGTCGGCCCAAATCAGTAGCCAACGCGGTAAATACCGCATTAACTTCGACATCAACCTCTTCGGTTGTGAGTATGTCGAACCGTTGACTTGGTTTAGTCTTAACGGTCATTTGGTTTCTCCAAATGTGGTGCTTAGGTAAGCAGAGCTGACGTCCAGAAGCCCGAGAAATCGGAATCCTGGGACAGGGCGGCGATATCCTGAGTGGCAGTTGCCTTCAGGGTATATTCCGCATGGAACGCGGTCTCAATCCGCACAGTTTGGATGTAGAGCTTACCATCCGCAGCGACGAAGGGAAGAGAATACTTTAATGAATTCCGACCCAACTTCGCGTAAGCGCCCGAGGACGCAGGGAGTGCCGGCAGTGTTGCCACTGCCTGGATAGAACGACGCGTCAAAAGATTGGTATCGCCCGAAACAACAAGGGAAATACCATTCTTTATAATGCGACCATCAGGAACGAGGGTCACATCAGAGCCGCCTGTCGGAGCCCACGTGGCACCAGACTTGAATACGGCTGAACTTAAGGACATATTTATCTCCTTGACCGCAGGAACGCGGGAACTAGTCGTTGAATAACGAGCATGATCCCGTCGACTGCATTGAAAAGATCGTTAATGGAGGCCCAATCCCATCGAAGGACCGGGATGTGAGGTCTTCCACGTACGGTTCGCACGTGTCCAACCACATCGAGCCTGACTTCGTCCTCATTTCCTTTTCTAACCCACCGTTTATAGGAGGGACCAGATCCAGACGAGTAATCGAAGGAAGGGTAGATGCCTCGATAGATGTGGGAGTATTCAAATCTCTCAACCAGCCATGAACCACCGAATCCGGTGGAGAGGACAGGTCGGAGAGAGCGAATATAATTCCCAACATTGACGAAGCGATCAATGATAAACGAGTACGGCACCAGATCCCACATTGCAATCGGGATCTGATCCAGTTCCAGGCCAAGGTTTTTAGCCAAGCTGGAAGTACGCTCGAGGAGGATCCCTCCGCGCAGCGTTTCGTGGAACGACGTTTCCGTCGTGCAAGACCAGTTACCCGTAAAGCCGAGTAGGCTCGAGGTGTACTGGTTGACTTTGGTGTCTTTGAGATTAAGGTCTTCAAGGGCACGATATGTTACTCGCTTCATGGACCCTAGAGTTGGGTCGTTAAGGGCGTCGACCACACCTTCCAAGGAGGAAAGTAGCGGTCTCCATCCGAAGCGCATCTCGCACCACCATCCCGATAACGTCCCTAATTCTCGTGCGGTCTGCACGGGAAAGGCTCTTACCCGCCGTTTTAGGCGGTTGAGAAATTGCCGGAGCGTCTCGGTGTCGTATATGCGCGGTGGAGCTTCGGTCACGCTGCCAAACGTTTTGGCGAGCTTGACAAACCGTTTGCCGAGCAGAACGAACATGCTGAGGGTCTCCCGTAACTGGGCGATCTCAATAAGCAAGTCTGCTTGAGGCGTAGCGGCTTTCGCATATACGCGTGTCATGACTTCGTCAGCAGCGGCGGCGACCTGGTTACGGAAGTCCGCAGGGGCCGAGAAAAGCCAGGGTAGTTGTGCAAACGTGCACGTGTTGTCGTACGTGCCATTGGTATGCTGTACAGGACTACCAAAGTAATTGTCATCCGCAATTTGAGCGGTTTTATATGACCAATTACGTTTGATAAGGGTGAAAGGAGTTTGAATCACCCAACCGTCTTGCACCAACTTATGGAAATTCGGTGCGTACAGCGATGAGAAGGCCTCGGTAGATGGGGGCACGAAGCCCGTCACCGTACCATAGGTGACTGTACCGTTAGCAGCCGTATAAGTATCACGGCGATTAACGATTGAAAGCGGGGTCTTTTCGACCTCATAACTCTTCGATCTGAAGGGGCCTTCATACAGTCGCATCGGTGGATATTTATCCACAGGAGTCTCCTTCCAGGCGCGGGGTTAACCCATCGCCTCTGGGAGACGACGAGGATCATCTTTTGTGAATCGTCGCCGGAGTGATGAGCATATTTATGCTTACCACTGGCAAAGGTGGACTGGGCATGACTCGCGTCGCCCAGATTCGCCACGGAACCCCGAGAG